TCCTTTGGTTCTTCTGGAGGAGCAGTAATGACAGCAATCCAGTTATCCAGACGTTGCTGTTTCATTGCTTCAATTTCTGATTCAGTAAACGTATGATCGTCTGACAAATGCAAAGCATCACAGAACTTGCCGTACTGAGTATCAAAAGAAAAATCAATCTTCATGCCAATGTCACAGAAAGGTTGCCAGATGCAATACGGAAAATGTCATCAACATCAATTACTTTAGATGTAGTCAAAGGAGTGTGATACAGCAAATTACCACTGGTTGATGCATCCAAAATGCCAATATGCGTTATTGTCCCCCACGACGATGTGCAAGTCGGGAATTCAACCGCAGCACTATTGGTACTAACGCCATTGCTGGGCGCACCAAAAGTAACAGCAGTACGAGCATAAGAACCACCAGAGACTTCTGTACCAGTATTAGCATCGGTAGGGTCAGATGTATAAAGAGCAACATAGACTGTTGCAGGGCTTGTATAGCTCGTATTACGCAAGGTAGCGTTAATCAGAGCGTTTTCCAGATAATTCGACATTTCTGCCATGATTTACCTCACGTTATAAGACATTGACATAGGTTGACCACTGTATTCACTAGCTTGGTCAGACGTTGAAATAGACGCTATGGCGCGATCATACAGTGAGGCCCAGACCTGCAATCTCGCATCATTCATTAAATATGGCTCTGCTTCACCCAAAGACGCATACAACAAGGCATCAGGACAATTAGCCAGGAATACATTGCTAGAATTACTATCGCTTAGGAGCGTAGGCTTTGCGTAATACAGCATCTGAGCCGTATATACAGAGTCAGGAATAGGTGAAAATTGAAGTTCTGAGGCCAAAACTGTATAAGTTCTAGGCAAGCCAGCTTCAGTAGACCTATTATTCGCATAAAAGGCGTTAGGAGCCTCGTAAGCCAGAGAAGTAATCGGAGTCGTATTCAGGTGAATATCCCGCATCTCAAGGAAGTCTGTAGGCAGACCAACCTTGGAATTGCCAGCAGTCGTAGTAGCCGTAGCCACCACCAACATCTGACGGATTCTCAAGTCTCGACGCAGACGCTCCTCAGCCAACCGTATAAAGTCAGGGATAACTGAAGTCAGATCACTACGAGCTAAGTAGTTCGCTATCGTAGTCTTTAGTTCGCTATAGCTCGTAAATGCCATGTCTATTTCCTGTTATTGTGCGCCTCTATAGCGCCTTCCTCTACATCATCCCATCGATACTCGTAAGTGCCAATGTGACCAATGTGCTTGGAAAGACTATGATCTACATGAGTCTGAATCCCGGCATCCAAAGCCTTGATACAGAAATGCACATCCTCGCCAATGATTCCCTTCGATCCCCAACCCACATCAAACCAAGGCTTAGGAACCTTCTCAAAGACTTCCTTACGAATCATCACCACACCAAAACCAACCGCTGTAACAGGCTCTATGCCCTCTTTATCCATCGAATCTATCTTATGCCAAGCATGATGAATGATCTTTCCATTCTCATCCTTCTCAATCTGAAGATTCAACGCAGTCGGTAGCGTTGGCTTACGTCTTGTTACTGCATTAACACCAACAATCGGAACATCTCGGCTTAACAAAATGTCAATCGAATCACTAGGAAACCGCATATCCGAATCGATAAACATTACAGCGTCACAGCCTTCAGCAAGAGCCGCATCAACCAGCTTTTCTCTCTGGTCAAATATCAGCGTTCCTGCCATCGTATAGAGCTTTAGCCCGTTGCCATCTTTAGAACATCTATGTCTTGAATCTCTGCCAACCATCTTGGCAAAATCAAAAGCAAACGATGTATGAACTTCATCCCTAGCTGGTACACAAACTCCAACGATCATATGGTTCCCCTATAGACTTTCCATTGTGCATTATCGGAACTATTGAGCCAACGAGCAAAAGCAACGTCATCAATGATATTAAAGCCCTTCATTATCCCCTTTTTATTCAAGTCATCAATGACCGTAAAAGGGATACGAGCTACATGGTGCATTTCATTAAGATGTCCGGTTCTTTGCTTGTCTGCCTCCAGAATTTCCTTGTTACTTTCAAGAATGTCAGTAACGTCCTGTTTAGTTTCGATGACGATACCACCATCACCGTCCGAATGTACAACCTGTTGTCTATAGTCCATAAATCCTCGTAGAAAAGCCCCCAACCATAAGGTCAGGGGCTATTTCAATTACAGCGACATATCCAAGTCAGCAACGATACCGTGAGCAGCTTCGTTCTTGACTTCCAGCGTAACTTCGACCAGAACCTGAGTCTTGTCAGCATCGCCAGCTTTCGCCAGTTCGATAGTCTGGAAAGGACGCAGATAGGCCAGAGCAGCGTACTCAGGATCAAGGATCAGAGCATCGCGGGTACGCATGAAGCGGTTAGGAACAACTGCCATATTGCCGAAGTCCGACACATAGATGTCAGCAGCACCAACGATGGCAGCAGGAGCAGCCGAACCGTTGACGTTGTAACGATATGCCGAAATACCAGTGAAGCTCGACACTTTCTGTTTACCAGCAGCGCCAACCATCAGGACTTTAGGCGAACCACCCGAGGTGAAGACTTCAGCAACAACGCCTTTCAGTAGGGCTTCAGTAAAGGTACGGGTATTACCGTCAGTACGAGTCGAAACACCGATAGTCGTAGGATCGCCACCGTTTGTCTGAACAGACGAGTTGGTCTTGATCCATGACAGCAGCGAACCCATCTTACGAGCAGTAGAGTTGCTAGAACCAGCAGAACGGCCCTGATTCGACAGCAGGATGGTTTCCAGATCGCGCTTCAGTTCTTGCGAAGCCTTAGCCAACTGGTAAGCCTTTTCCGACTTACGACCAGCCTTGTTCACTGCGTCCAGAGTGCCAGAGACTTTGATAGTCTTTTGCAGGATCTGGGTGTAGTTACCAAGACGAGTAGTCGGAGACAGAGTAGCGTCGGAAGCGTCAGCACCTTCAACAGCAGCGTTGTTGGTGGTAGCAGCAGCCAGCGAGTCAGTCTGCCATTCGTGGTAAACAGCAGTAGCTTTGGTCTTGCCAATCGAACTCATGAACGGAGTTTCGGTAGGCGAGATGTCATAGATTACGTCGGTCAAATCTTCGCGCTGACCGATTGCGTCGTAGGCGTTATAAATTGCCATGATTCAATCCTTTATAAAAAGCGTTCAAATACACTTGCCGCATCCTTGATACTTCCTGTGGACTTAGCTCGTGACTTCAGTTTCCTAATTTCCTCAGAATTACTATCTCTAGGCTTGGAAACACCGGGCTTAATCGCCTTTGGAGCCTCCGCAACCTTCTTAGTAATCCCCGGCTTTGCAGACTGCAACTTGTCGTACTGCATCGCCTTGTATAACGTCAGAACGGCTCTGGAATCAAACACATTAGCCAATTCTTCATCAGAGAACCCCATCTGCTTACCAAAAGTGCGGATTTCCTTACGGATTGTCTCGCCCTTCTCAGGATCAGCATACTCAGGGATCGCAGAAACTAGCTTCTCAGACTCAGCAGCAATCGTCTGCCTCATCTGTTGTTGCCTGTCATATTCCTGCTGTTGCGAGATTCTTTCCCGTTCAGCACGAACCTGCGCTAACTGTTTCTCCTTCTGAGACATCTCAGCGACCTTCACGGCATAACCGATAGGGTCAGTCTCTTTCAGATAATCCAGATCCTCTGCTTCTTGTGGCTGGTTCAACATCGATTCGATGATCTCCAACCGCTGCGCGTATTGATCGCGCAAAGCCTTAGCCTCTTGAACCGCTTGGCGCTCGGCCTCAACCGCCTTGCGTTCCTCAGCTACAGCTTGCGATTTCTTGGTGTAATCAGTGCCAAGTTGATAAGACTTGATAAGCTCATCAAGGGTGACCTCCCGTTCTTCGCCAGCGGCTTTGACACGGAATTTTTGAGGTTCCTCTTGCTCACCATCGTCATCTTCTTGTTCTACCTCTGATTCCTCTCTCGATTCCTCAGATTCGGCCTCGCTTTCGTTAGCTTCTGAAGCGGATTCTGGTTGTTCCTGTTCGGAGCCATCCTCACGATTCATCATGCTCAAGAAAGCGTTAGCTGCACCTTCTACCGTTAACTCACCACTACCCTCAGGTGTCGTGTTTTGAGTATCGCTCATAAGTTTCCTAAATTATATCGGGAACCGCCCGATGCGGGTTACAAAATCTTCATCCTTTTCTCGTCAATCATCTTCTGAGCAGCGATGCTTTCAAGATAGGATTCAACGGATTCCAAGACTCGGAGGCGCATATACGCTTGTTCCCTTAGCTCAGTCTCGCCATAATTACTATTAACAAATTTGTTAAGCTCTGTGCCTCGGAGATCTTCCATCATCTCCTGCCACATGGGTTCCCTAAGCAGATTCGTAGCCCACTGTGCTTTATCCATTTAGTAATCCAAATCCCTAACAATCATTGCTGGAAAATTCTTTACCCCAAGCAAATTCAATGCCCCAAGCCTATGACCACCCTCAAGAACATACGGGCCTTCTTTATCAATAGCAACAATTAAAGGATCAATATATTTATTTTCTTTAATCTGATTAGCCAAGTCTTTTACTCTTTTTATATCATCAGCAGACCTAAATAAGTCATAAGGGCTACTTCCTTTAAATGCACTCATTGGCACAGACCTAATTCCTACGTCAGTCTCGTATTTATTAAACGATGCTGGAATAGAACTAGTGTTTTTTATATTTTCGCCAACTCTCAACCCATCAACAACCTTCTGAGCTTTAGGATACTGAACAAAGAAAGGAGCCATTCTTTCCAAATTATTAAGAGGATTATTTAATGGCTTTACTGATCCAGCAAAACCCATAGCTACATCATTGGTAACCCTATCTACATATTGCCTAGCAGCTAATTGCTCAGGAGTAACTGGCAATCCTTTACTAGCGTTTATATCACCCTGAACCGCAAGTGATTGCAATCGATTAAAGTCTCTCGCTTGGCCTTCCATTGTTGCTAGATATTCTCTTGGATCGCTAAAAAGCAAGCCTAAATTAGCTTTAGCAGCCTGTTTAGACCTATCTATAAATCCAGTAATATCAGATAACAATCCAGCCATTACGCGCTCCCGGTAAGGCTACCCAGTTCCTTAATCGTCTTCAGGACAATCTCAGCCTGTTTTGTACGGCTGGCCTCGTCTGCAATGTCCATAGCCAAAATAGCTTGCAATTGCTGGACTGCTAACTGAGCCTCTTTAATCCGAATATCGGCCTGATCCTTCTGGTTCTTCATCTGCATCTCAATGCCCTTACGGGTGAACTCAGCCTCTAGCGTCTGACGCTCCAGATCCAACTTAGCAGCATCAATCTGAGCCTTGGCCTGAGTTTTCTCACGCTCAACATCTGCCAGCATCTTGGCTACCTCGGCCTGTGCATCAGGAGCAGGAGGCTGTGGCTGCGACAACATCTGGTCTTGCTCAGGCGTAATCTCATTCATGAAGGCATTAGCATCTTTGAAACCTGCTGCCTCAATGAACTTAGCCAATGTATTCCGGTACTGACCAACCGATACCAATGGATTCGATGGGCCATACTGCTGAATAATCTGTTCCTGCTTTGCAAGAATCATCTGGAGCATTGCCAGTTTCTGATCCCGGTCACCAGCGCCAAGACCAACATTGACCGATACATCGTACTCATTTGACCATGTACGAGGATCAAACTGGACGTACTTGCCACGCATACGGACGATCTTTGGCTTGTCCTGATACTTGCCCAACAGATGCAAAATACCCCTAAACAAGCTCTTAACGCCAGTCTCAGCAAAGATACGGGCAATCAACTCCAGCTTGCCAGAGTTCGACTTCATCATCGCAGCAACAGCAGCAGCCGTTACATTGGACAACACATCTGGGTCAAGACCTTGTTGTGCGTCATTAACACCAGTACGCTTAGTCTGGATCTCGTCCATGTACTGGAGCATTGGCATAGCCTGACCAAAGGTAGACTGAACCTGAAGCGGAACCAGAGCGTTAGGATTCTTGATTCTGACAATACCGCCGGGAGTAGCGTTCAGCAGGTCATCTAGGTTCACCTGACCGTCTACAGCACCAACCCGGTTATTGTTCGTCAGATAGAGATTATCGAGAGACTGACGGGTAACAGTGGACTTGATAAGCTGGATGTCCATAACCCGATCTGCCAGCGACTGACCGAAAAACTTGTGCGGAATAGGGATAGGACAGATGCTGTGGAATGGAATAAAGTCGCAGTCTTCATCTTCTAGTATTTCCGATCCGCAATAAACAATCCTACGCAACTCAGCGATTCCGTCATCGTTCTCGTCAATGCGTATATAGCACTCGTATACCTCGACCGTCTGCATGGCAGGATCGATGGCCTGAGTTTGATCTGGCTGCTCACCTTGGTTAAAACGAGCAACACGCTCAGGAGAGAAGGATAGATCGTCATAAGAAGGTAGCGCATCTACGATGTCTTTGTCGTAGCCCATTGCAATCAATTCTGACCGCTGCATGAGCTTTCGATGAGCTACAAAAGGAGAATCCTCAATATTCCTAGCAGCCTTGGAAATCAGGAACTCCTCGGGAGGAACATTCTCAATCTTGACTTGACCGTACTTGTTCACCCGCTTGACCGTAACGTCATAGGACGGAGCCATGACAGGCTGACCCATCATATCCGTACCAGCAGGGATCATCTCTACCTTCTGACGGACAACCTCTAGCGACTCATCAGACAGAAGCAGCGCCAGTTCATCCTCAGTTAGGTTCTTGTATTTCTCTTTGGTAACGTCTTCCTTGGCATCCCAATAGGATTTAACGACACCAACCTTCTGTAGCAGGGCATCCTTGAACCAGTTGTGCAGGATCAATAGACCGTCATTTTCACGGTAAAACACCCAGTTAGAGTAATCTGTAGCCTGTTTAGCAGACTCCTCGTCTTCAGTAGTCTTAGGCTCAAAATAGACAATATCCTCAGTAGTCGTAAAGACTCGGATAAGTTGTGGCAGCGCACCATCAATAGCCTCGGCAACCTCACCAGTGACAATCTGGCTGCGTCCTTCTACCTCATTGCCATAGGGATTACGGAGATAATAATCTAGCGCCTTACGACGTTCTTCAGTGGTTTCAGTGTCAAGATAGCCGATAGAGTCATCTATCTCGGCTTCGACAATGCTCTTAATCTGGCCTTCATCCATCTTCATAGCAAGCCCTTACAGGAATTTTGCTTATTATACAACCCATTTGGCGTTGATAGGCAAATCTGTTGACCATGAATCGTCGCTCTCGTCAAGCCCAATTGCCAAGTATCTGAAGGCATCTGAGTAATGGCTAGACCAGTCATGCAGTGGCTTATCGTAAAACACCTGTTGCTTCTCGTTATATTCCCGACGATAGTTCCTTAAGGCATCCAGACCAGCCTTGGTTTTGTGGTCAAACCAGCAACGTGGCAGCAAGCGTCTAACAGCCTGAATCCCGTCAGCTACAGACAGTCTAGGCGCAACCGTGATCTCTAGTCCTGCCTCCTCTAAGACCTCTTTACGGCTCTTTCCAGTGCCTAGTTCCCTTACCTCAACGTCATGCGGAAGTATTTGCGAGAAGCCCTCGTAGCGGTTTTCCCTGAGCCATGATACATACCAGTCCAGACCGACTCCGTGGTTCTCGATGCAGTCGATAAGCCTAATTTCCTTCCCACCAATCTGGCAGACCCATAGACAAGTAGAGTCACCCATACCAAGATCCCAAGCAACAAAAGACTTGCAAAGGTCATCCCGGTCAATAGTCGTGACCCTAGACTTGGCTTCGAGATCGTTAATAATCTGACCATAATAACTACCCTCAACCGCTGCGTTAAAGGAACACTCAAACTCCTGAGCGTACTTATCTTCGCCCATCTCCTTACGAGCAGCCCAGAGTTCTTTCTCGTTAAGAATCCCTGTCTCGCTGGCTCTGAACTCAAGTAACGCCCATCCTTCTGCTGTCTGTGCGCGATCCCTAAAGTCAGCAAAGTGGTTCTTACCCTTAGGCGTACCAATGAATAAGCACCATGTAGGCTCATCATCAGTATTACGGTCTGCTAATGCTGGTCTAATGACTTCGTTCCAAATCTTAGGGTTTTGGTCTCCGATTTCGTCCAAGACCACACCGTCAAAGTACTGACCACGGAGAGAGTCAGCGTTATCAGAGCCATAAAGACTAATCCGTCTTCCCCAGAAGTCAACCCGTAGCTCAGAGATGTTTGCAGTAGCTCCCAAAGGACGTGTGAACTCCAACAGATAGTCCCAAGCGACACGCTTAGACTGAGCGTATGTAGGGGCAATATACGCAAAACGAGGATTAGGCTTCTTGCACTCAATGGCAGCCTTTATGAGATGGTTAATGGCAGATACAGTCTTGCCCATACGACGATGAGCTACTACAACCGTAAACCTGTGGTTATCTACTGCCTCATGGATCTTTAGCTGCTGCTCACGAGGCTTATAAGCAATCTCAATTACTTCAGCCATGTAACTTGATGTATTTGAGCGCCGCCATCTGGGCCAGATACTTCCTGTTTCTGCGTCTCAGCCCACCGCATCTGAGCCTTAGTCCACCAGATCAATGCAGTCGTATCCCCACTCTGAGCCTTGTTAAACAGCGTCTTAGCTATCTGTGCGCTAGCTTTAGCCTTGCCCAAATCTAGTTCCGTTCGGTAATGTTTACGCAGCGTCTTATCATCTATGCCAATCAATGCCCCTATATGCTCATGAGGCAAGCCAAGACCAGCCGATGTTTCGACTAATCTCTTGTTTTCTTCACTAGGAATATGCTCATTCATTTTATTAAGGGGAAATGTTAATCATTAGTTAATAATACAGCCTTTTTGCCTGTAAAGTCTTCCCAACGTTTTACTATTACATCACAGTATTTAGGGTCTAGTTCCATTAGTCTTGCATGGCGATTAACTTTCTCACAAGCAATTAACGTACTACCGCTGCCACCAAACAAATCCAATATATGGTCTCCTGATTTACTGCTATTCAAGATAGCTCTTTCTGGAAGTTCTACTGGCTTTTGAGTGGGATGATAATCGTTTTTAGATTCTTTCTTTAATTCCCATACCGTTTTTTCATTTGATGGGCCATACCAAGCAGGTGAGCATCCATCTTTGTGCAAATACATACATGGCTCACAATTAGGTATGTATTGGCTCATAAATGCGCCTAAACCTGATTTAACTTTGTACCACTGAATAATTGCCCTAATTTTTAATGGCAATTTTGACAATGACGCAAATGTTTCAATACTTTTTCCGGAAGCATACCAAACGTAAAAAGCAGCACCATCTTTTGTACACGTTATAGCGGTTGATAAAGATTCATAAAAAAGATCAGTTAAATCGTCACCCTGCAATGTATCTGCAATAATGCCTTGCCTTTTCTTTTTATTATGACCACCCTCATAAGAAACACCATATGGAGGATCAGTAAACACCATATCGGCCTTCTGACCATCCATTAACTTTTCTACCGCATCAATGCTCGTACTATCTCCACACATTAACCGATGATTGCCAAGTTGATAAATATCACCCAACTTTGTCTTAGGATCCACCGGCACATCAGGTACGGCATCCTCATCCGTCAATCCATCTACCTGCTCAGGCTCCAGCAGCTTATCCAGTTCCTTAGCATCAAAGCCAAGCACATCAAGCTCGAATCCTTGCTCTTTCAGATCAGCCAACTCTAACGATAGCAAGCTAGTATCCCACCCGGCGTTCATGGCTAGTTGATTGTCAGCAATAACGTAAGCCTTTTTCTGGCTCTCGGTCATATTCTCTAGTTCAATTACCGGAACCTCGATATATCCTAACTTTCGAGCAGCCAATAACCTGCCATGACCTGCAATTATTCCGTTAGTTCCGTCTACTAATATTGGGTTAGTCCAGCCAAACTCTTTGATACTGGCTGCAATTTGAGCTACTTGAGCGTCAGAATGTGTGCGGCTATTTCTAGCGTATGGGATTAAAGACTCTACTTTTACTTGCTTAACTTGCATTTGCATTATCCTTTGGATGTCATGCACCGTATATATCAGGGTATATATCTGGTCTGTTAGCCTTTATCCACTCTCGTGGCTCCTCATGGCATTTCTTGTAATCAATCCCTACTGTCTGGCTTCCTGCATGATGCACATAAGCCCGACTGACAAAATGCTCATACCCTGCTTCTTGCAGGTCATGGCATATTATATTATCGGAATACCAATTCGTGCTTGGGAATTTAGCGACGTTCCAAGCCTTTTTCGTTATGGAGGCAAAGATAGGTGCAATTACCGCAGTCGGCTTAATCTTAGCCTCGCTAGCCCACCGCAATCCTTCTTGCCTATCATCGTAAACAGGAAACCTAATGTTCTGGTCAGGCAATACATAGTCTGATCTTGCCCCTAAGAATCCGAGATTTACGCCGTTTGATTCCAGAATTTCCGCATCTTGTCTGAGCAGATCTATGGTACTAGGTGTTATAACAACATCGTCATTAGACAATATTACTGAATCGTAACGTCCATGCTCAAAGGCATAATCTGTAGCTACATTGTAGGCATCACCAAAGTTAGTAGCTTGGTTTGGCCTCCATATCAGATTAGGCAGAATTGACTTAGCCCTATGCCATAAGTCCAAACTGTTAGCTGATAGATATACAGGTATCTCAGGAGCATAAACTCTAATGCTTTCAAGCAATATCGTTATGCCGGGATTGCTAACGGAGCAGATTACTATAGCTTGCACAAGGTTACTTTCATGGATTCGACTGCTCTTGGAGTCCTAAGTATTTCTCCATCGGAAACACCTTTCTCAGACATTTCTGAGCCTAGTTCCGACAGCTTGAACTGGAGTTCTGATAGTTTAAAGCCAGATTCCCAACCTAAATACCAGCACCATTCTGTGTAGTACAGCCAGCTATTCTCGTTGAATGCTCTTACATGAGTAGGATCTTGCCATGCACCTAGACTTAGTTCATACGGTACGGATATAACGAACTCTCCACCGACTTTAAGTAAGTCTCGGCAGTTCCTCATGGCACTAATTAAATCCGGAATATGCTCTAAAACGTCATTTGCGACGATTTTTTCAAACAT